AAACGTAAGGTTGCGCAGGAATTGGAGTGTAACTTTTTAGGTTCTGGCGACAACGTATTTGACTCTCAGTTGGTTCAGACAATCATGAAAAATGATGTTAGGGAACCGGCAGCCAAACTTATTGGTGGACAACTTTGGATTTGGAAAGAACCTGAGAACGGACACAAATATGTCATGGGAATTGACGTTTCCCGTGGTGATTCCGAGGATTTTTCATGTATTGAAATTATTGATTTTGACAGTAGAGAACAGGTATTGGAATTTGTTGGAAAAGTCCCACCTGATATTTTAGCGGAGATTGGTTACAAGTGGGGTAATATGTACAACGCACTTTGTGTTACGGATTTGACTGGAGGAATGGGTGTCGCTACTTCAAGAAAATTACAAGAACTTGGGTACGAGTTGTTCTACTATGATGGGGTGGATATGACAAATTTGTGGAAGTTTGACCCAAGAGTCAAAGACAAAATACCTGGAATTAATTTCAATAGTAAAAGAGTCCAAATTATTGCGGCATTCGAAGAAAACATTCGACATGAGTTTAAAGTTAGGAGTAGTCGTTTGATTAATGAAATGGGTACATTTGTTTACATCAATGGAAGACCTGACCACCAAAGAGGTCATCATGATGATTGTATCATGTCTATCGCCATTGCTCTTTATGCCGCGGAGGCGGCTTTTCCATCTTTGGTAAAGGTTACCAACCATACCAAAGCGATGATTAATTCATGGGCGACCCATGTGAATGAAAATACTGAAAGGTCTGATTTTTTTAATCCAATGATTCCACAATTCCCGAATCAAAATGGAATGGGTAGACCAAACCAACAAGTATCTCGTGAGGATTATCAGAAATACGGATGGTTATTTGGTATCCGTTAGTATTTATTATGTACTACACTAAGTTAAGTTTATCCTAATATGGACCAAAAGAATATGACAGTATGGCAAAGGTTATCGAGGGCTCTCGGTCCTGATGCTTTACTGAGTCAAGATTTCCCAACTTACAAGTTCGACAAAAAAGAACTTCTGAGAACTACAGACAAAGCCACTTACGAGAAAGAAAAATTACAGGGTCAACAAAGTGTTTATTTGGCAAACCAATTTGCTAAAGTTGAGAGTAATCTTTACACACAAGCAATCTACTACGAACCAAACAGATTGGCTTCGTACTACGATTTCGAGTCCATGGAATATACCCCTGAAATTTCAGCGGCTTTAGACATTTACGCCGAAGAATCTACCACACCAAATGAAGATGGGTATATTCTACAGATTTATTCTGAATCAAAAAGAATCAAATCAGTGTTAGCCGACTTGTTCAATAATAACTTGGACATCAACACCAACTTACCTATGTGGACAAGAAATACATGTAAGTATGGTGATGATTTTGTATACCTACGTTTGGACCCTGAAAAAGGGGTAATTGGTTGTCAACAACTTCCAAATATCGAAATCGAAAGATTTGAAACAGGTATGATGGAAAGAAATATTACATCTGATGTCAAACCTTCAAAAGAAAACAAAGGTCTTACTTTCCAATGGAAAACAAGAAACATGGAATTCCAACCATGGGAAATTGCTCACTTCAGATTATTAGGTGATGACAGAAAACTTCCTTATGGTACTTCCATGTTAGAAAAGTCACGTAGAATTTGGAAACAATTGTTGTTGTCAGAAGATGCAATGTTGATTTATCGTACCTCAAGAGCACCTGAAAGACGTATCTTCAAAGTTTATGTTGGAAACATGAACGATGACGATGTTGAAGCATATGTAAACCGTGTTGCCAATAAGTTTAAGAGACAACAAATTGTTGATTCGAAAACAGGACAAGTTGATATGAGATTTAACCAAATGGCGGTAGACCAAGATTACTTTATACCTGTTCGTGACCCATCGACACCTTCACCAATTGAAACTTTGGCGGGAGCTCAGAACTTGTCTGAAATTGCGGATATTGAATACATTCAAAAAAAGTTGGTGACAGCTCTTCGTATTCCTAAGGCTTTTCTCGGATTCGAAGAAACGGTTGGAGATGGTAAAACTTTAGCGTTGATGGATATTCGTTTCGCACGTACCATCAATAGAATTCAAAAGTCCATGATTCAGGAGTTGAACAAAATTGCAATTGTTCACCTTTTCTTGTTAGGATTTGAGGAAGAAATTTCGAATTTCACTTTAGGACTGACCAACCCATCAACTCAAGCTGATTTGTTGAAGGTAGACATTTGGAAAGAAAAAGTTCTTCTTTATCGTGACATGGTTTCAGACCCTGGTAATGGAATTCAACCAACTTCCTCTACTTGGGCAAAAAAACATATCTTTAATTTCTCTGATGAGGAAATTCGTTTGGACTTGTTACAACAACGTCTTGAAAGAGCTATTGGTGAGGAATTGAAACAGACTCCTGTCGTTATCAGTAAGACAGGATTGTTTGATACTATTGACAAACTTTATGGAACAAAAGGTGGTGGTGAAACCACCGCTCAAGCAACCGCTGCGGGAGAAGAAACTGTTCCACCACCAAGTATGCCGGGTGGTTTATCTGATTTAGGGGGAGAAACAGGAGAACCTGACTTGGGTGGTGAAATTCCGCCAGCAGGTGAAGAAGCTGCCGCTGCTACCGCAGGTGGAGAAATTACTCCCGAGTCAAAAAAGAGGGACATGAATATATTGATTGAAAGTGATATGTGGAGTAGTAAATTTTTGGATTTGGGTGTGGGGCAACAATCTTTAGGAGAAATTGGGGATGAATTAGACAAGTTGTTGAATTCGTAATATTTATTGTTGATAAAATACAACCCCAATGACCTTCGGACAGATAAAATCCATAATTGAAAAAAACTTAGTTGAATCATACAACAAGCCTACTTCCTTTAAACAAACTTTAAGGGAATTCAAACATAACGTTTTAGAAAATAAAAATTTTGCCAAACTATACTCTTTGTATGATGATTTATTGTCACCTAAAGGTTTGAAAGAAACGGAGGCAAGAGAATACCTTGACGAAGGTATTGAAGTGATTAGACATATTCTCAAGACTACTCAACTCCCCAAGAAAGGTGGTGATGTGGTTAATGTTTACGAAGATTTGGACAATTTGGTTTATTACACCAAAATCAACATCCAAGAAAGATTAGAGTCAAGAAAAAATATTCTCAAAGCTTTGATGACTGAAACTTCAAAGAAAAGAGAATCTGTTAATATACCAATCAAATCGATGGTAAACATAGCTAATCAAACTATTCAAAATTATTTGACAAGTTTGGATGAAACAACAAAAAAAGAAGTGTTTCACATCTTGGCATCTAAGTCGGATGACTTGGAAAAAGAATATACAAACCTGAAAGATTCCACAATTTCAAAATTAAATTCTTTATACGAGGAACAATCTGAATCTGAAATGAAAACAAGAATTTCAGAAACAATTGAAAAAATTCAGTTGGAAGATTTTGACCAAGTTAATTATATTAGACTAAAACAACTCGAAGAGTCACTTAGTCAAGAGAATTAAGTTTCTGTTTGTAAATTGCAGACAATTTTTGTTTTCGTCTAACTACTGATTTTTTCGTAAACTCTTTTCTCCCATTCAAAATTTGGGACTGTTTGGTTTTGATTACTTTGGATTTCAAAGTCTTCAAAGCTTTTTCTATGTTTGAGTTAACAATTACAATTAGCATATTTAAGAAATATTTTGGAAATCCGAAAAAGACTCCTATAATTAAAGAAAATAAACGGAAAGAAATATTTCAACCCACGTGAAAAAAGGGAAAACAGTAAAGATTAACCAATACGATTCATTAAAAACTTTGTACGGTACAGTTGATTCAAAAAATCTTAAATCATTATACATAAACATTCAAACGTGGGTAATACCCGTTCAAGATTCCGAAAATTGGACCCGTGTGGTAGGTAATTTATCTCGTGATGTGAAACATTCTGTATACGAGAGTTTAGACCGAAATTTGTTCAAAGAAAATTTTATTGTGGATTTAGACTTAAGGACAAGTGGTATTCGATTAGAAAAACACTCTTTCATGAATTTAGAGATTAATTTATTTACTAAAGAAGAATTGGATTTCAAAGGAAATAAATTAAAAGATTCAATCAAGAAAATTTTGAGGGAAGTCTACAAAGATTGTGTTATGAAAAATGATTATTTTGTCTTTTCCAACTCTAAAGAAACGGGTGAAAAGAAAACTAACCTATATCCTAATATTTATCTCTAAAAGAGATAATGAAAGATTTAAAAATTTTGGGTCCTCGTGATACGGGTAAGGGTATCCTTATTGAAATGGACGCGGGATATGTGTCACCCAAAGATATACTAAATGAAGATTTTTTAAAAGAACAAAAAGATTTAGATTATAGAAACCCTTTTGAATTCTACGCCGTTCTACAGAAGTATGGTGTACCTAATCGTAATGGTAGGGTATACCCTGAAAGAATTCTCAAAAGAGAAGCTGACAAGTACAAAAACATTATTAAGAAAGGACTTTCAACTTCAGAGTTGAATCACCCTGAATCTTCATTAATTGACCTCGATAGAGTATCCCACATAATCACTGATATTTGGTGGGATGGAAATATCTTGATGGGAAAACTCAAACTTCTCACTTCACCAGGTTTTCACGAAAAGGGGATTGTATCCACAAAGGGAGACATAGCAGCTAACTTAATGAGACAAGGTGTTACGATGGGAGTTTCTTCAAGAGGTGTAGGTTCTTTGGCTAAAAAGGGTGAACAAAATGAAGTACAAGATGATTTCGAGTTAATTTGTTTCGATTTGGTATCCTCACCTTCAACACCTGGCGCTTATCTATTCAGTGATGTTGATGACAGGACTCAATACGAAGAAAATCTTGATGAAGAAAAAAAACAACTCGCTCAGAGTCACGGAATGGAAAAATCTGTTGATTTAATGAAAAAATTATCCGATTTTTTAACAAGATAAAAAAATCAAAAACATGGATGAGAAATTTTTTGTAGCGAAAGTTGTTTACGATATGCCTGATGAAAACTCAGGTAGAATTAAAAAAATCCGAGAGGAGAAGTTGGTAAAGGGTTATTCCGTTACTGACGTTGAGGCTAAAGTTACTGAGAAGTATACAGGGTTTCAACACGATTGGAGAATTTTTTCAGTAAGCGAAAGTAAGATTGATGAAGTAATCGATTAATTAGAAGTGGGGTAACCCACTTTTTTTTGTTGTTCATTTCTGTCATTTAATCCGTTTGGATGTGACAGAAATGAACTTTTTTATTTACTACACTATTTATAAGGTAAATAATAACATTTTTTTATGCAAGAAACTAAAAATTTAGTTGAAGAGGCTCTGATTCAAATGAAAAACGTTGAGGATGTTATAGCCGAAAACGCAAAAGGAATACTTGCTTCTACAATGAAGGAAGAAATCAGTCAGTTAGTAAAAGAATCTCTTACCGAACAAGATGTCGAAGATGAGATTGAAGTCGATACCAAATTGGAATTACCTATGGATACTATGGGTGATGAAGATGAAGTTGATTTTGACATGGGTAATTCTGAGGATGACGACGAGTCGGAAGACGAACTCGAAATGGATTTTTCAGATGATACTATCGATTTAAGAGACGCATCAGACGAGGAAATTTTGAAAATTTTCAAAGCTATGGGTGAAGAAGACGGAATTATTGTTTCTAAAGATGACGACGAAGTTCATATTAAGGACAATAATGAAGATGTGGAATACATCGTTAAAATGAACGAATCGGAAGAAATGGACGAAGAGTTAGAAGAAGGTGACATGGAGTTCGAAGAACTTGATGAGGCTGACCCTGACTTGGAAGCTGTATTATCTGCTTTGTATAATTCTAACTCTAAAGAAATGGAAGAAGAAATGGACGATGAAGTAGTCTATGAAATCGAAATGTCAGAAGACGACGAGATGGAAGAATCTATGGAAATGGATGAAGAGGAAATGGAAGGGTCTATGGAAATGGACGAAGAAATGTATGACTCTGAAATGGAAGAAGGTTCTGAAGAATACAATCTCGAAGAAGCTAAGATGACTGTAAAACCAAAAGGCGTTGGTATAGGAAGTCCCAAATTTAAGTATGATAAGTCATTACCTAAAAAGGGCTTCGATGAAGATAAAAAAGAGGGTCCCAAAACTATGGGAACTGGCAAAGCTAAATTCGAATTTAAAGAAGGTGAAACAGAAGGTGAAATGGAAGAGGACTATGGTTCTAAGAAACACGAATACAGACGTAAGAAAGTAGACGGTGTTGAAAAGAAATCTGGCGAAAAGAAAGGACATTACAAAGATTACGAAAAAGAAGAAACGAAAGAGGCTGCTAGAACTTATGGAATGGGCTCTAAAGAGGGTAGAGGTTTGAGAAAAGGAATCACTAACAACCGTAATTACGTATATGGTAATAATGGTGTGAAGGTTGAATCTGTAGAAATTGAATTAAAAGTTCTCAGAGAGAAAAATGAGGAGTACAGACAAGCACTCAACATTTTCAGAGAGAAACTTAATGAAGTTGCTGTATTTAACTCAAACTTGGCATACGCGACCCGTTTGTTCACTGAACATTCGACTACCAAAAAAGAAAAAATCAATATCTTAAGAAGATTTGATTCTGTAGAAAATCTTAAAGAATCAAAATCTCTCTATAAGACAATCAAAGAAGAATTGGGTACAACCGCAACACAGAGCGTCAATGAGAACGTTGAAAGAAAACTCAACAATCAAATGACTTCAGGTTCCTCAGCTTCATTGATTGAATCTAAGACATACGAAAATCCTCAGTTCATGAGAATTAAGGATTTGATGTCAAAAATTTAAAAAAATAAAATTCCTTAAAAAAAATTAAAAAAATGGGAGCATTACTTGAATCAGGTCTTGTTGGTAACATCGGTCTTAAGCACCTTAAAGTTATCAAAGAAGACACAATCAACAAATGGGAAAAATTAGGTTTTCTCGATGGACTTAAGGGTCACCTTAAGGAGAACGTAGCTCAGTTGTATGAAAACCAAGCTTCACACTTAATCAATGAAGCATCTTCAACGGCTGACTCAGGTTCTTTCGAAACTGTAGTTTTCCCAATCGTTAGAAGAGTTTTCTCTAAACTTTTGGCTAACGATATCGTATCAGTACAAGCTATGAACCTACCTATCGGTAAGTTGTTCTACTTCGTACCTAACATTCAATCATACGAGAATGCACAGAATCAACACTGGGCACCTTACGGTTCTCCTAACGCAGCTGCAGACCAAACACCTAACAGCGGTTATGACTACCAAAACACTAAAGACCTTTACGATAGATTCTACGAAGGTAACGAACCAGCTCTTGACCCACCAGGTCTTTACGACTACTCAAGAGGTCAGTTCTCGGCAATCACAGGTGACTGTTCTACAGTAGCTTGGGCTGGTGACCAATTGATTCTAACAGCGTATGGACTTGATAACTATAGAAAAGTTCTTCTTGTTATGTCAGGTTTTGCAAACGCAGGTGCTGGTCAATTGATTGGTCCTGATGGTAACCCAATGGACACTGAAACTTTCCTTGCAGGTTTGGAAATCAGAGGAGTACTTGGAAACGTTTACACGTCAGCAAACACTCAGAACAACTATCTCTTTAGAGTTGTTACTCAAAGATATGGTGATGGTATCGTTCAATACGGTCAAGATGTAACATTAGGGTTCCCCAACTCTAAGACTGATGGTGGAACTTACTATAACGTCTGTGATGCTTACGGTAAAATCTACTTGGAAGTTGACCTTCAGACACCAGTTTGTGTTACATGTGGTCCTTCTATGGATGGTTACACAGGTTCATCGTTCTCTTCGAACTCACTTGTGAACACTTCATTCATCACTACTTACAGAATTTACAAGAACTTGGAATTCGAAGACAGATTAGGTGAAGTTTCTTTCGACCTTGAGTCTGTAACAGTTTCTGTTACTGAAAGAAAGTTGAGAGCACAATGGTCACCTGAAATGGCTCAAGACGTAGCTGCGTTCCACAACATTGACGCTGAGGCTGAATTGACAGCGTTATTGTCTGAACAAGTAGCTGCTGAAATTGACCGTGAAATCTTGAGAGACTTGAGAAAAGCTGCGGCTTGGAACTTGAGATGGGATTACAACGGTTGGAAGAGACTTGGAAATGGAAATGGTTCAAACCCTTACACTCAGAAGGACTGGAACCAAACCCTTATCACAGCAATCAACCAAATCTCAGCACAAATCCACAAATCTACTTTGAGAGGTGGAGCTAACTGGATTGTTGTATCTTCTGAGGTATCGGCTATCTTTGACGACTTGGAGTACTTCCACGTATCAAACGCAGCTCCTGAGCAAGACCAATACAACATGGGTATTGAGAGAGTAGGAACATTGGCAGGTAGATATCAAGTTTACCGTGACCCATACTTCCCAGCAAACCAAGTATTGTTGGGTCACAAGGGTACTTCGTTACTTGACACAGGTTACATCTACGCACCGTATGTACCTCTACAACTCACTCCTACAATGTACAACCCATTCAACTTTACACCAATCAAGGGTATCATGACCAGATACGCTAAGAAGGTGGTGAACAACCGTTTCTACGGACGTATCACAGTTGATGGTGTAAGAACATTCGACTTGAGAGAATTGAGATAATCTATCTCAATATACAAACTAAAGGGGACCTCGGTCCCCTTTTTTTATTTCCCGTGTTTACAAAATTTAGAATCGTAACCAAAATACAAACACCTGAAAATTTCTACTTCAGTTCTTAAGGGTTGATATTTGTCACCAATGTATGGTTTATGACCATTTCTAACTGCCATGGTTAATTTGAGTTCTCCCTCTACAATTTTTTTGATAATATCTTTTTCAGTCATAACTAAGCAAAAAAAAAGTCCTTAACGGACTTATTTTAAATTTCTTTTTCTATGGATGGTTTATTTAAC